TGGGCGAGGAGTTGGAGTTTTTTCTTTCACTCTCCGAGAGAGTCGATGCGCCGATAATCGCCTGCAGGATCGCCGTGAAATCTTCCGTCGATTCAAGCGCGAGAAGAAACCCTTCGACGCCAAGCTCGATCGCATCCGGATGATCGATTGACTCAATCGCGCGAGTTGTCACTTCGCAGAGTGTCTTCATCTTCGCAGATACGCCGATAACATCTGTCTCGCTCTCTTTGGTCTGCGAGAGCTTGGACATCGACTCGGCGATCTCCATGCGAAGAACGTGAGTGATCGGCTTGAGCTTGATCGTGACGCCGTTGACTGTGATCGTTTTGCTTCGTGCTGTTTTCATTGCGGCTACCACGCCTTATCGACGCCATCGGCGAATGTGACGGTGAGTCCTTTGCTCGATGCCGAAGCAGCGAGAATCTTGATATCGGTCTCCATCAACAGCAGATCGCCTGCGCCTCTTACTTCGCGCACGCCGGTCAGTTTGCCGGTGATGGTGAGATCGAGATCGCCGTCGACGGTACCAGGTGTCGCATTTCCCCATCCGAGGTTGAAGGTGACAGCGGTATTGCCGATGAGGTTTGCGTTCATGCTGGCGAACTGTGCGGCGATGTAGAGCCACTTCGCTTTGACTGTGCCCATGCGCTTCTTGATGCCGTAGTTAGTGAAGAGAGATGACGCCCCGCCAACTGGCACGATGTCATTCTCATAGGGGACTTCGACTTCTTCGAGTGTCAACGTCTGTGCGCCTGCACCGAAGTTGAGAGAAGTTCGCGCCAAATCTTCGAACGCGTACGGCGTGAAAGTTGGGATTGTCCATGTGCCGCTCGGATTGGAGACCTTGCTTACTGCCCCACGTGCGACCATATCGACCGCCATCTGAAGGTGTTCACCCTTCTTGATCGACAGTACGAGCTTCTTGACAATCGCGTCAGAGACTTTGTGACTGAGTGATGCGTCTTGATGGCGGAGAATGATGGTGTGGAGTTTCCCCGCGCTCGCGGAATTATCCGCCTGAGTTGTCGGGACGGTGAAGGATTTCGAGAACGGGGACGATGCCCCTTCAGTCACTTGCTGAAACAGACCATACAGAATCTGAGCGAGTGACAGCTTGGAGACCGGTCCTTTGAAACCGAACTCCGGCATGGCCCCTTTCGTATCGGTGAAAAGGTTCGCGTAGATATCCTCACGAGTCGCATGCGATCCAGGTATCTCGCGGACGTTGACTTTCTGTTCAATGATCGACGGCTCGACCTGCAATTCGGTGAATGCACCGGAATCGGCGACGGCTGTTCCCCATGTCGATTGCTCGGCTATACCGATTCGGAGATCGTCGGATGCGTAGACTAACGCCATTACTCAATCTCGCTTTCTGCGGGGGCTTCGGCTGTTGCAGCGGTCTTCTCGGACTCAACTGCTTTCGCCAGACCTGCCGCGATAAGTTTCTCGGCTGCTGCATCGAAGACGGCGACAGGTGCGCCGGTCTTCAGTATTCGCGCCTCTTCCAGCTTGATCCCAAAGGACAAAGCCAAATGCTTCGCGTCGTATGTTTTGATGATCTCGATTGGGGCTACCAACATCGGTCAGCTCTCCTGTGTGTATGTTGTGAAATGATCTATTGTCACCATGACTTCGCCGCCGATCGATGCGGACTCTTCGAACTCGACCGCGTTCTTGATATCGTTCACTTCGGTAATGACATACCGATCAGTGAGAGAGAGTGACCGCTTGGCGAGTAACTTGTTCACGATTGAATTGAGTAGCCGAGCGGATTTCTGATCGTCCTTGATGCCGCCGGAGTAAGCAGTGTGAACCCGAATCGAATAGACCAGCGTCCAGCCCATCGTCCCCTGAGTGAGAGGGCGAGAGTATGCCGCGACACTTCCATTCGGCGCAGCAAGCCCGACTGTGACCGCGTTCAATCGAAGGTTGGCGACGTTGTGACGATCATAGACGTTATCAATCGCCGGTTCATATCCCGCCATATCGGTCTCAAGTTCATCGAGTCGAGCTACGAGCAAGTCGCGGCCAGTCTCAAAGCAGGTGTCGCCGTTGCCTGTGTAGACTTCAGGCATCAGCTCACCGCTTTCGTATAGACATAGGTCACGTCACAGCGGATCGTGAAATCTCCCGCCGTGTCCGGATCGAATCTTCCATCCCTGCTTTCGACAAACTGCACCTTGAGTACCGAATCACTCATCGAGGGCGCAGCGATTGCCCACTCGCGCAGATCGTCATAGAGCGTATTGATCTTCTCGTGCAGCCCCGATTCCCCCTGCTTGAGCACGAACCCGCGCAGAAGTAGCGGCGTGCGGAACCGAATATGAGTGTCATCTTCCACGAGCAATTCATCTTCAACCACGTCGATGATCATCACCAGCGGGGTATCGTGAGTCTTCGTATTCGTAAGGTTCAGGTCATCGAGCACGATTGATTTGATATCTCGCTCATTGTCTCGCGCCCAAGTCCGCAGAGAGTCGGCAATGTAGGATTGAATCTCGTGGCGTACGCTCATGGCGCAGTCACCACTTTCCACAGCACGTCGAATGCTTTCTCACCCGCCTGATCAAGCGACGGCCCCATGTACGGACGCGCGGGGATGACGGCGGAACCGCCACGCCCTGCACGACCACCGAATTCGTGGATAGCGGCGTAGGGAGTAGCGAGACCACCCGGCCCGATGATCGCGCGGGTTGCTTCGCCGACAGTCGTCACAGAGCGGCGAAGTGTGCCAGTGACAACGCCGGGATATGGATTGTCATTCGGACCAGTCTTTCGACCTGGTCCCGACAACAGCTTCTTGGATTGTGACTCGATCACAAGTCCCGCCTTGTACAGCCCCGCAGCAACGCGACGCGGGAGCACATTCGCAAACGTGCGGATCTCACTCTTGCCGCTGCCGTTATTGAGCACGACCCGCACACTAAGCAATGGTCATCCTCCGGTACGGCCGCAGCAGATCGAGCACATCTGTCGGCCACTTCGAGAGGTTGTTTGAGATAGTCGAATCCCCGAATGATTGGGAGTCGTGTCCCTCTTTCGGTTGTGCGGTATCGAGCTTCTGCAGTTGCCGTTCGACAAGCTGTACGACCGCCTGCTTGATCGAGTAAGGGACTGAGGCGAGTGCCCAGCCGGTCGAATAGGTCACGCGATAACGAAGCGATTCTGAAAAGAGGTCACCATCAGTGAACTCGATCAATCCCTTTTCGTCATTCACATAACGCCGATAGATAGTAGAGTCGAGAGTAGTCCACACACCGCCGCCGGTGTAGTACTGGATGACAGGTGTATCAGTTATTCGGCAATGCTCAACGAAATACTTTCTTTCGCCATCGCCTGAGAATTCATCGACGACTGACGCCGTGGCAATCACATGGCGGCCAAGGTGATCCCTGACCGCCTGTGATGTACCATTGATCGCAGCGATAACCTGAATATCAGCATCCGCCGAGGATGGTTCCTCCGAGGGGATACCTCGGAAGAACTTGAATTCCTCGACGGTGATAAGCGCGTTTGCAGCGAGCGAGAGAGCTGGCATTAGAGTGACCGATCCACCCACCAGACTTCGAGCTGGTTGCTTGAAGAGTTTGTGGTCGACAACTGAATGTTCCCAGCCGATGTAACGGTTGCTTCCGTTGTGAGATCGGATCGAGTGGCGATAGAGGCAGCGGTCGCACTCATAATCACCGCGACAATCGTATCCTCGGTCGCAATCCCCGTCACTGCGATATTGGTGGCGGCAGTTGTGCCGCTCACCATCGTCAGATTCAGGTGGAACTTGTCAAGAGCTTGTGTCATTGCCATTTGGCTATTCTCCTTTTTTCGTTTCTTCGTTCATGTCATTCACTTCAATCAGTCACGCTCAGCGATTAAGGAATCGCGAAGCCGAGACCGACCGGGTTGATTGACGAAATCGCGATGCTCTTGAAGTCATAGCGCGCGGACAGAACCCAGGTCCACTGACGGGTTTCCGGATCGTACTTGAATTCGAGGGTCGCACCACGGCGATGCGCAAGGCGGCACTGAGTCGTGTTCACCTTAGCAAGTGAAGTGGTTGTGTCTGATCCACCGGTGTACTTACCAGTGGCGGCCGCGAGATTCTCCGGATACGCCCCGCTGATGTAGAAAGGCGAGCCGAAGAGTGAATTCATCTGACCGTCTTTCGCGAACTGGTTCTGTGACTGTGAGAAGTCACGAATCGCCTGAATCGCATAGGTGCGGAATGCACCCTTGACGCCAGAGAAGTAGACGTTTTCGGACGGGGCAACAGAGGTCACGCCCTGCTTGACGTTGATGTAGAGCACGTCTTCGACCACATAAGCAGCAGTCGCGTCACCTACGCCAGCGGTGGTGCTGACAACGGAGAACGTTGCTGACTTCTCATCTGCGAGCCGACGAATTCCCTTGAACCCGACAAGCGGATCGCTGGAAGAACTGGTCAAGCTGCGCTGAGTGTCGAAGTGGGTAGCGGTGTTATCACCGTTGATCAGTTGGTTGTCCATCATATCGCCCATTCCGTTCTGGAGAGCGACAGCGATAGAGTCAGCCACGGCGATGACTGAATCTTCGATGAAGTCCTGAGACGCCTTCACGGCTGCCCCATAGGTCTTCGCATCGAAGGTGATCTTTCCGGTTCCCTGATCGGTAGCGGTGATCTTCGCAGGGTTGTTGACGTTCGGCTCAGAGAGGATGCTGAACGTCGGGTTGGATGCGCGGATCGGGAAATCGAACGGCTGCGAAGGCATTTCGATTGTCGGGAAGAATGATGCCGCGCGATTCGGCAGACGATAGAAATCCGTGAGCGTCGGCGACATGAGCAACGGAACCCACTCGTCACCGAGTGCAGTACCAGTTGAGTACATCGCCTTTGCCAGGATCGGATCGTATGCCTCAATCGCCGTCTGAAGCTGCTTGTAGCACTTCAGCGTGCGGACATCCATGATCCGCCCTTTGCTCGCTTCCATCGCTCGCATTGCGGTTCCGACAATCTGGAATCGATCCGCCAGCTTGCGAAGCTGCTTCAGTTCTTCCCCGCGTGGGACTTTGTTATAGTCCACCGGTGCGCCGAAGATATGAGCGGCTTTCGCCTTCAGACCTTCAAGCGGCTGACCGTCACGGTCGTAGACAAGCCACAGCTTTGCAGCTTTCTCGTGGAAGTCGTCACCGGCGTTGCGTTCCAGCATCAGCTTTTCCATCTCGGCTTTTTGCTGAGCGAGCCACTTCTCGGTGAGGTCTTTTTCAAGTCGATCACCGAACTCCTTCAGATCGTTGGGAGTCGTATGACCCTTCACCATCTTGGAGATTTCATCCTTGTGCTGCGCATGCAGCTTCCCGATTTCATCCTTGCTCTTCTGGATATCCGCCGTCAGAGCTTCGATGCTTTTGGTTTCGCCAACGTCCTTGTTGGGCTCGATTGACATGGTCATCTTCCTTACTGTCCCCACAGCTTTGGTTTCTAAGTCAGTGATTGATTCAAGCCCCTTTGCTTTCGCCTCAGCAAACAGCGCGGTCATATTCGCCGGGATGTTCACCACGGAGATTTCGTAGAGTTTGAGTTTGGTGATTGTTCGAACGACCGGCGTTTTCGACCGGTCGATAGTCTCTTCGACTATCTCGAATCCGATGGAGAATGCTTTGAGCACTCCATCCTGAATGAGCGTGATGACATCACGCCCTGTTTCGGTGTCGCTGATCTCTGCACGGATCCACAGCCCGCCACTGCGCACCTGTGCAGAGACGACCTTGCCGATTGGCAGATCGTACCAGCCATGATTGATGAGAAGGAGCGGATGATCCTTGAGGTACGTTCCGAGATAATCCGCGAACGCAATAGGCAGGACGATATCGTTGTAGGAATCGACCGCAGGAGTTGAAGCCCAGCCCTCAATAGCAAACTTGCCATCGCCGAGAGCTTTTACTTCAAGAGGGGCATCTATCGCAGCCCTATAGAGCTTTTCCAATCATATCTACCTCTGTCCCCACAGAGTTAATCCGCCACCGGCCCGACTGTGCATCGGCAATTGATAATGTTCGCGGCATCGCCGCTCGGATCACCGGCATATTGAAGCTGCTCACCGCCAACGGTGAACGATTCATCGAGTCCAACGATCTGCCCGTTCGCCGCCGAGTGCGCTTCTCGCGTCACTGAGTCAAACGTGGCGATCCATTCTTTCCGGATTGTCGTACCGAGCTCATCGGTGACTTGTTTCCATCCAGCGATTGCACCGCCGTTGACATACCCACCTGACTCGGTTCGGGCGACACGCGCCGCACGATCTGACGAAAAGGCGAAGTCGTTGCGCAGTGATCGCTTGATATCCTGAATCGAGTCGCCGTTCTCGTACCCCTGCAAGAGAGCTTGCTTGATCCGCTCGTAGGTGAAGTCGTTGATATTCTTGAGACGGTTCTGGAACTTCTTCACCTCATCGCGCACGTGTTCGTTGCGCAGATCGAAGACCATATTGATCCCGACTTCTTCAATCGCATCGTTACCAGCGTTGTAGATCGCGCTGCGCATCGGCGGCGTCATCGCGTCTTTGATCATCTCGTTCTCATGCGAGCGGTCAAAGATGCTGTCGATATCTTTTGGATCGAGATCATCGTCGGACGCCTTGAATACGACCAAACGATTCGAAGAACCCTTCGAGAATGTATCAAGTCCGTCGAGTGTGCGGCTTAATTGTCCAGAGAGGAACTTGCGGAAGACTTTCTCAATCGGGACTGCCTGCACGTCGGCGAAATTCGCGCGATGCTCAAGCGGTCTGCCGGTCTTTGTGAATTTAGGAGGCGCGGAGATTTTTATACTCCTCGGCTTCGGACCATCGGGGGACATGACCTTCCGCCGCCGTTTTGCGCCCTTCTTTTCGTCCGCAGATTCATCCCCCTGCGGTTTCGTATCATCATCCGGGGCTTCCTCCCCGCCTGTTCCATCTTCAAATGTCGAGAATGGCGAGACGCTCTGCTTGAGTGAATAGCCGCCGTCGATATTCGCCAGTGACCACATACGTTCACGCGCTTCGTTCGGCGTGATGATGCCGGAGTTCACAAGCACGGCATACATATCCGCTTCGGTCTTCTCATCTTCTCGCAATGCCTTGACGCCGGAGAGATCGAACTTGAACACATAGTCAGTGTCGTTCGGGAGTAACCGATCCGTGAACGAATCTTCAATCAGCATGAGAATCGGGCTGATCGTCCCCTCGTAGAATATCCGCAGTTGCGCCACGACGTTCGCATAGTTGCCGTAGTTGAACACACCCGCGAGAGACGGCGGCACACCCATTGACGCAAGCAACTTCTCGCGCACATGCTCGGACATCGAGCGGAAGTCCATATCCTTCGGCGAATGCGAAAGCGGATAGCCAGTTCCTTCGCCGCCGAAGAGCATGAGCTTGCCCGGATTCTCATCGCCTGAGAAGTCCGACTTGATCTTCTTCTGAACTTTATCAAGCTCTTCCTGATTCACGCCATTCTGCTTGAGAAAGATGATATGAGATGCAGTCGCGCCCTTCTTGAGATAGTTCACATTGTGCCGGTCGGTTCGCCACTCCTGTTCAAGCAGATTCAAATGCGGCTGAACGAATGACGCGCCGTAATAGTAGCGACCTACTTCACGCATATTGGCTGCAGACAATCGGCGGACGTGGATCATCTCTTCGATATCCCATCGCTTTGTCAGCTTGCCGTCTTTCGTGTAGGCGTATCCAGACGGCTTCCCGGTCTTGTCCACGTTGATCGAAACAAGATCGGACTCCTGCGGCCAGAGCTCGCGCTTCGCTTTCTTGCCACCCTCGATTGAGACATAAGCGTTGCCATTGAGAATCAGCCCCTCGACAACGAGCCGGATAACCTCTCGCTGCGTGTGAAACGGATTCGGTCGAGCCAGCACCACAGCCAGATCGTGCCCCTCGGCATCTTCGAGCCGTTCCTTACCGTCTTCGACTACTCGCTCCATCACTCGAAACGGCAGCGATGCAATCGCATCGGTGATGATTCGGCAGGCGGTCGCAGTGTTCGGTGAGTTCTGGCGGACAAGCAGATCGAATGTCGGGTCTATCTGCTTCGGCACGATATCGAGCGCAACGCCGCTTACGCGAGAAGCGGACACACGGTCACTCTTTCCGAGCCAGTCGTTGATCTTCTCCCTGACCTGAGTGATCATACCCATGCGTATGCCACTCCGATATCGAAGTTGTACGCCTTCGCAGCCATGAGCATGTAGTTATCAGCGTGGCGATGGTGATCCGGTTTCCCGTACTCTTCCCAGCGATACCTCTGCCGATCTTCATCCCAGATGCGAATTGGAGCTTTCATCTGTGCGAGAAAATCCCCGCCGTCGAGTGAATGGAAGTTGCTGGGGAGTCGATGTAATCCGCGACGCCACATCGAGAGCGAATCGTCGAGCGATTCAGTCCTGTTTGCGGAAACGAGTTGATCATCCCAGTTGATATCGAGAGGGCGAGATTCGTCTTTGCCTTCACGATACCGACAGGCGAGCCACCCCTTGTGATCAGCGAGAAATTGCCGGACACCGTGGTATTCCGGCGCAGCATCGATCACACCACGATGCGCCCCGTACTGGATAATCAGGGAGTGGAGGTCATTGAGCGACGGCACAGTGCCGATGAAACATGGGTCAAGCCCCCGCTCTCCCTGAGCATTCTTCGTTGCTACGCCGATATGGACGTGGTAGAGTTTGCCGACATCGCAGCCGCCGAAAGTATTCTCGGCAGTCGACGGCATCCGATACTCAGGATCGACACAGGCGGAGAGCATTGCATCCGATATCCCCGAAGTGTTCCCCGCGAACGGCACACCAATCAAATTATTCCAGAATCGCTGTTCAGCGGTCGAGTTGCGCTCGCCTTCGCGGAATGCAGCGAAGAGTTCACGAATCGAGTTGTGACCGTAGGCGGATCGCGGATCGCCGAATATCGCACTGACGCTGTATCCGGCGACTTCCGCAGTTTGGTTCTCCGCTATCCATTCGCCAATCGCCAGACGATCAATCGCTCGCTCACACTTTGCGCAGACTACTCCAGCATCGCATGAGTAGATCGGGCACTGATCGAGCCGGAGCATCCAGTGACCGCTGTCATCCTGACGGACAACATTGCGCTCCCATGACAGATCCTGCCATTCGTTGCAGTGAGAGCATTTCAACTGCCATGCGTTCTTGGTCGAGAGTTCGTATTGCTCATCGATGCCGCGACCTGGTACGGTCGGGTTTCCGATCTTGAGCCACGTCGGATTGTGGGCGGATCGCAGACGGTCGAATGCGTAGGTGAGGTTTTTCAGATTGCACTTATCGTGCTCGTCGATGGTCAGATGATCAGCGGCGACTTCGTAGAAGTTTGTTTCTGTGCCCGACCCTATGAACTGCCAGTCAACTCCGAAGAGCGACTTCTGCGATTTGCTGTCGGAATCTTTGTGACCGCTCGCACAGTTGGCGGCGTAGTAGGGGACTGATTTGATCAGCCGGTCGATTCGACGCGGCGTGAATTTGCCGACATCGAGATTACGCGGGAGAACGTAAAGCCCGGACTTCCCCTGAGCCGCGAGAGTGAATACTTGATTGATCGCATACTCGGTCAT